AACGCAAGGAGGAAGGCGGCGGCGGATGCGATGAAACACCCGACCACCAGCCTTTCTTCCTCGTCGTTTTTCATGGAGTGGTGGTGCGTTTGATAATCATGTCCCTCAACGCCACCCGGTCCTTCTCACAGTCTTGGGATCTTTTTTCGAGTGCCTCAATCCGTTTGTCGTATTGGAGTTTGAGTTCCCCGACCCGACTGTCGAACTGGGTCTTAACCTCCCGCACGACGTAGTAAACGCTGGCGACGAGGAGTCCGGGAGTTCCGAGGGTGGAGAAGATTGACTGGATGTCCTGCATGGGATTTATTGCGCGAGGTTGAGATGATTTTTTAGGTCTTCGACTGCTGCAACGATAGCATTCAACGCCGCCTGCACTGACGGCACCGCAGCCTGCAATGCCGGGTCAAACAGGTTTGGGGATGTCCAGAAAACCGCCATGCTGCCGGGTGCGATTTCTCCGGTGGTCGGGCTGAAAGGAAGCTCCGTGATTGTCGCTCGCGATTCGAAAACCGACGGGGATTCAATGACAATGGATCGCAACCACACCGCCGAAAGCACCTTTTCAGGCGTCGCCGGGATGACTACTGGTTCGGTGAGTTCAATAGGCATAGCATTAGTTAGCGATGATTCCCTTGTTTTTGAGTGCGACGATCAGCGTGCCGAGGATGTCGGCGAGTTCTTCAACGGTGGTCGCGTTTGCGTCACAGGTGCGGTCTGTGGTGAGGTTAGTGAACGTCGTCCAGCCCGTCTCGGCCGCCGCAACAGTCCCGCCAGCGAACGCGAAAGCCCCGTCGTCGCGAACGGCGAAGCGTGCGGTGCCGCTGCTGTTTTCAACGAGCAGTGCAACACCCGTTCCCGTGCCAGCGCCGCGGATTTGAAGGCGAGCGGTTGGGAGTGTGCCTGTCGCGAAAAAGACGCCGTTGCCAATTCCCACGTTTCCATCCCCGTTAATCCACATCTTGCTATTTCGGGTGGTCGTCCCGTTTGCGCATGTGCTGAATGACCACGCCGAGCCGAAGGCGGTACTAGTCCAGTTTTCCGTAGCAAAGCCCTCCGCCAAGCAGGCATTACGGAGAGGGTCTGATACAGATGCTAGTCCGCCGACTAAAAACCCACCCAGCCGGTCTCCGTTAGCCATGGCTGCTCCGTCGTTGCAATAGAGCCCGGAGAATGCGCCGCTGGTCAGGCCGCTTGTAGACGTGTTTTCGGAAATAGACCCGTAAACGGCAGACCTGGAAACAACGAAACCAGCCCCGCCTCCAACGGAGGCCAAGGCCGCCGCCGCCGCGGATGGTGATCCGATAGTGATTGATGTGCTGGCGGCTGCAGATGTGCCTCCGACGATCATCCGTCCGTCCGTCGTGAACCTCGCCGCCGTAATCCCGCCCGGCTGAATCTCCACCTCCCGGTTTACCCCTGTACCATTCGCCGCCGTACCAATGACAAACACGTTAGACGACCATTGCAGCCGCGCACGCTCCCAGTTCGTCGGGGTGTCCGTGCCTGTGTTCCATGACAGAATCGGCCCAGCCGCTCCGGTTGCGCTCTGCACGTCCAGCTCCGTCCGCACGTCCAGTTGTGTGAAGACCCCGGTGCTTGGCGTTGTCCCGCCGATTGCGCCGGGGGATGCCGCAGAGAACGTCGCCGTGATCGTGGTGCCGGAGATTGAAAGCCCAGTTCCCACAATCAGATACCCCAGCGCCGTTGCCGACTGATCAAAAAACACAATTCGATCTGCGCCTGGGTCGGTGACGGCTTGCAGCTGCTGGCCGGATAGGGCGAGCACGGAAGAAACGGAAGCCGCCAGAGTCACGTCGCCCGTGTTCGTGCCTGACACCGCCGTCGTGCCCGTCACCGCCAGCGTGGGGGTGGCACTGCCACTGAGGGTGATTCCGCTGACCGTGGTGCCTGTGATGGTGCCGCCAGTGATGGCGACACTGCTTGACGCTTGGGTTGCGATTGACCCGAAGCCACTGGTTTTTGCAACCGTCACTTGTCCGTCTGCAATCTTCGCCGTGGTGATTGCGCCTGCATCAATAGTCCAGACGGTGCCTGTTCCAGAGACCACCACATCGCCTTTATCTCCATCCGTTACGCCTGCGCCCCCGCTGTTTGTGATGAACTCCAATCCGTTCTCCGCGCTCTTTACCGAGAGGATCTTCCCAGACTGCCCCGTGTACGTAGTCGGGACATCATCCAGATCAATAAAGCTCAGTGCGTCGATCTGCGCCTGAAGCTCCCTGATCTGAGTCCCGAGGGAATCACGGGTCGCCTGTGTGACGGAAGGCCCATCCCATACAAGCTGTCCTGTGTTCGGGTCTAAACGGTACGGCATATCAGGCTTTGTAAAGGAGTAGAGTTCCGGATGAGATCACAAGATCGTTGATGTTTCCGAAGAGCCAAGAGTTCGCCTTGAAAGTAATCCCGGCGAGTGAGCCGCCGACTACGTTGTTTACGGAAGCATCGGTTGTTACGTCTGCTCTGCCAGCCTCCCAAAAGCGGAGTGATGTAAGGACCGTGTCGGCAATGAAGAAGATCCCACAGTACGATCCGGCTGGCGGCGAGGCTGCGGCTCCGTTGTAGATTACTGGAGCGCCAGTCTTGCCCATGAATTGAGCAATCGCATTGGATGTGATTTGCTGATGTGGTGCTGAGTATGGAACTGCCATGGTATTATGCTGGGTATGCGATTAGTAGTCCTGAGTCTAAAGTAAATGAATAGATATTTCCCCTGATGATTGTTCCCGCCGGGATAACTGCAATACTTGATATATTCCCACCGCTCTCTCCTGCCACATCAACAGAAATCTCTTGGTTTTCTTTTGCGTTATACATTACGCTGTTCTCGTTTACATAAAAACTAAGACCAAAAAGCACGCAGTCCTGAACACAGTAGATTGCCGCGATTGGAAACTGAGGGCTTGGTGAACCGTAATTGTAAATCCTTGGCGCACCCGTTTTCCCCATCGCTTGAGCGAGTCCATTCGCAATGACTTGCTCGTCGTTTGCTGTATGGGGTGCTGCCATTGTAAGAGTTTCGGTTTAGAGCAGGGGTGCCAGCCTACTTGGCTGACACCCCCAGTTCTAGTGAACCACCACCAGATTATGCGGTGAGTCCGAGGCCACTCGTCACACTGATGGACGGGGCAGCGAGGACGGTCGGATCTGGGCGGCGATGGATGATAGCCCAGCCGTACTGGGTCTTCATCGGCTTGCTGGCGAACTCCATGATGCCTCGGAAGTATCCGAACGTACCATCTGGGTTGGTCGTTTCGTTGCGGATGTTCTGCCAGTTGAAGTCTCCGATCCGAGTGGTCGGATCGAAGTTCGTCCCAGCGCCGAGGCTGGTCGTCGCATTCCGCGTGAGGGCTTCCATCACTTCTGGGTGAAGGATGAAGGACATCTCGTATGGAGCCGTGTGGTATGCGGGGTTTTCAACCCAGCCAGCTTGACCGTTGGTGTTCGTCGTCAAGAATCCGGTGAGCGGCGTATCCACCGAATACGGGCAGTCGATGATAACGCTTGTGGCGCTGACGACGGAAAGAACCCGCCATGTTCCGTTGTATTCAGAATCATTCGCAGAAGTTGCGGAGATTGTAACAACCGATCCAGTCACCAACCCAACAGTTGAATCGACCGTCAAGGTCGTGTTCGTGATGGGCGGTCCAACGCTTCCGGTCGCATTAGTAATCGCCGTACTGATACTGCCTGCCTGGTACGCCCACGGAGGAACTTCTGTGAAGTCGTAGACCGAGCTATTGATCGCCAGCGTGAAACGAGGGACTTCGTGGTCAAGGACGTGGCTGTATCCGCAGAGGGAGCGAGTCACGCCGAGTGGCTTCAGAAGCTCGCCAGAGTTACCCCAGCGCAGATCGTTCCGCGTGCCAGCCTCACGGATGAGGTAGTCGGACGTTTCTGGAGACGTAAGGAGCGGGAACACCGGAGCGCCGTCGCTCATGCCGCCAGAGTTCTTGCCTGCACCGTTCCGGCAGAGGCGAGCGTAGATGTCGCGAAGGACACCGCCAGTCAGAACTGAATGCTTCGTGGAGAAGCCACCGGATGGAGCTGCGCCAGTCATATTCAGGTTCGCCAGCGAGAAACCAGTCAGCGTAGCGAAGTCCGTAGCGCCAGTGACAGACACATCGGCAAGCGAGTTAAGCTGACCGGACTCAGGCGTACCGATGACGACCTTGTTCGCACAGAGGCGGAAGTATTCCTCGCGGGTGCGATAGCTCCAGACACGCATACCAGCATCAAGCAAGCAGTCATAGAGCGTCTTCATCTGCTCCTTGAACTGGAACGAGAAGGCAGCATCACGAACGTCAATCCGCATGGATTCAACAGCGGTCCACGCCAAGTTGTATTCGCGGAGACGCTGTGTCACTTGGACGACGGAAGCCGTAGGAAGACCGCGACTAGTGCTGATGTCTGGAGGGCTGTTCGTGGTAGCGGCGGAAGAGAACCCGTGAGCCCGGTGATTGGACCAAGTGCCTTTTCCGGTAGTGCCTGCGAGCGCACGCTCGTAGTTCAGAACGCGAATGGAATCACCCATTCCGTCTGGCCAGAGTCCACGCTTAACGATACGCGCCCAAGGGGAGGTATCGTAGGCGTAACGGAAAAGACCTTCACCGATCCGACCGGATTCGTTGATGAAGTTCTGCTGAATGATTTGCGACCCAGTTGTAGAGGTTGCTGGTACGGTAGTAGCTGCCATAGTGCTTGTTGTCTATTGGGGTTGAAGGAACGAGGTTTCTTCCTGGTATCAGGAATTGGTTGTTTTCCTCTCCTTGAGCCGGGGAAAGCACGCATCCGAAGTCGGACGGTTGTTTATGCTCAGGTTGGTTTCCCAGTAGATTCTCGCCTTCTGGATGGCGCACAGATACGTGTATGCGTACTTGCGTTTTGTCAACACAAAAAGCCCGCCAGTGTCTGTAAACACATGGCGGGCACCCATGGCTGGGTGTAAATCAGGCAATGCCGATTGCCTCTAGGAATCCCTTCCCGTCCGGCTGTCCTTTCGCGGAATTGGATGCAGATGCAGCGCCACCGGGGCGTGAATTGGTGATTTGCGCGATCTCTTTCTTGTAGCCAGCAATCTGTTTCCGAAGCTCAACGACCGTCTTGTTCATCTTTGGAAGTGCCGCCGATGCAATGATCGCGAACGCTTTCTCCTCTGTCGTCATGTCCTCAAACGAGGTAGCGCCGACTTCCTGTTCGATCTCGCGGATGACATTCTCTGGAGGCGAGTCGTCATAGACAAAGTTCGCGGCGACCTTCTTGATCTTCGCCATGTCGGATTCGATTGCCCGCAACTGCGCGGCCTTGGATTCCAGCTTCTGCTTTTCGGTCGTCTCCGTTTCCCGCTGAGTGAGTTCCTTGTAAGCCTGCTCTGCGTTCGACTCCAGTTCCGCCTTCCGGCGCGAGACATCTGTCGCGGCAGCATCCAAGCGGGCGAGTTCGTTTTGCACGATCCGTGGCAGATGCTCAAAGATTTGGTCGAACTTCTCGGCACGGGACTTCATATTGCCGTCAGCGAACGCCTCAAAGAGCAACTCCTCTGACACCTCGTACTCCTTGGCGATGTTTTCGATGCCTTCACGAATAATCGCGATTGGCTTCTCGACTTCGTTCTTCCATGCGGATGTCTTCTCAATCTTCCAGACGTAGGCTTCCTTCTCAAGGTCGTCGTACTTCTTTCGCAGTTCTTCAGCCTCTTGCTTCAGTGGATCGGCATCGCGCAGCTTCTCACGCTCAGCCAGTTGTGCCTTCAGTTGCTCAACCTCCTTGGCGAGGGTCTTCGCCTGCTTGGCTTCGGCCCGCAGTTCGCCCCACTTATACGCGGCTTTCTTGTCCTCCTTAATCTCGTCTGGGGTATCATCAGCCTCATCCGTCTCGGCGGCTTCCTCTGTGGATTCCTCATCACCAAGCAGGGCATCTGCTCCTTTCTTGGTTTCCGTGGACTTCGATTCCTTTGGCGTGGACGGCTTCAGATCCAGTGCTGGCGAGACTTCCTCCTGCGCGGCTGGCGTTTCGGCAACCTCGGTCGGGTTGTCGATGGCGGCGTTGATAACGGAGAGAAAGTCTCCAGGGTCGGACGATACGATGGCGGATGGTGATTCCATTGGTCTGTGGTGGTTCGGCTAAAGGTTACTCAGGATCTGCGGTGATATGTTCCCACGCAGCAGGAATAGGAGTCTTCTCCGGTTCTGGGATGTGGACTTCATTCAGCGCCCTGAAGACTTCTTGAACTGCTTGGTGCTTGAAGAGTTCCCTTGCTGCCACAATGTCGTGCTGCGCTGAAGAGACTTTTGACAGTGCATCTGCACTCGTAAGGAATACGAGTTCCGATATTTTCCCGTATGCGACCGAATGCCTGATTGTGTCCCATTCGGCTCGGAGGATTGCATTAGATTTGAAGTCTTGTTTGAGTTCTGCGATTCGCTTTTTGATGTCCATTCGTTATTGCATTGTTCGTGATTTCGAGAGGAGTTCCGCTGCCGTAGTTGCATCCTTCAAAGCCGCACCTTGCTGGGCTTTTTCGATTTCAATCCTCCGCTTAACGGCTGCATCCGCAAGCATGTTCTGGCGCTTGGCATCGCTGATGTCGTTCATCCCCTTGATCTTCACTTGGAACTCAATGATCTTACGCTGCATCTCGGAATTGATCTCCTCTGCCTTTTGCGCGGCTTCTTGATTTTGAGGCTGTCCTTCCTGTGGCTGAGCCTGTTGTTCCTGCGCGGCCCGTTTCTGCGCGGCTTCGATCTTCTTCGTGCCGTTCCAGATAATCTCCCCGGCTTGCTGTAGAGCCTGATTGTACTCAGCGACCTTTGACTCGACTGTCGGATCATTGGAGAGAATCGACAGGTGGTTGATGCAATGTTCGTGGATGATGAGCAGTGGCTGCACGGCTTCTTCAAGGCTGAGCGCCCCGGTTTCCACATCATTGAGGATCTGCGCGATGAACGGAATGTGAGTGTCCAGATGGACGACGTGCATGTCATTCGGCTCCACCGGGATCGGAGAACCGGAGCGCATGACGAAGTTTTGCAACTCAGCAATCTTCTTGTCCACTGGCGGACGCTGATCCCCTGGCATCCGATCAATGTACCTGTTTGCCACCTCGTAGGATTTGAGAGCGCCAGCGACACGGTCCCGCATCCAGTTGTGCCGCCCTGCTTCATCAAAGCTGCCTGCGTATGGGGCGATGTCGTCCAGCATGGCGTTGCGCTGAACCATGGAGCCAGAGCCGATTGCCCGCTCACAGGTGACGGCATCGAAGTCGATGACTTCAAGGATCTCGACAGGGAATCCACGACGAGCAAGTCGCCTGCGGAAATCGGCGGCTTCCTTGCCTCCAGGTGATGCGTCTGAATATCCAACCCGGCAGAGACGGCGCACGGCTTCCTGCATCAGTCTTGCCCATGACGGGTAAAACAGATTGAGTTGTGTTGCGCCAACGCGAGAGAGTGTTTCGAGTTCTGCTTGAACTTGGAAGCGGGTCTTTTCTTGACTGCCACCGAAAGCGGAGCCGCCTTGGAATTGCCCTGCCCGCTGATTCATCGTCCGCTCCATGTCCGCGAGAACAGGCGTGACGTTGTTTCCTAGATTCGGGGATGCCCTCTCGACGTACTCGGCAATGTCCTTTGCTGGGAGCATCGTGTACGGCCCGAGCGTCGTGTAGACGATCTTGTCGTAGGATGTCTCATTCAGTGGCTGGAGCATCACGCCGGACGACATCGCGGCGGCATCAACCAGTTTGGAGCGCAGACGATTGGAGACCTGTACCTGCGGGTAGATTTTGCGGAGAATGCCTGAGATGGAGTGGTAGCTCCCATTGGTCCCGATGCCGTAGCAGAAGAACGTGAACGCATTCCGCACTGCCGGATACTCATGGCGACGAACGTACATCCATGGATCTTGCTTCCCGTCTTCTTGGAGTGGGTTGTCCGAAACGAGATACATTGAGACAGATCCGTCGAACTCTTGCACCCAAAGGTGAATCATTTCGACTGTCTGCGTGCGACCAGCGGCGGTTGCCCCGAGATCGTTGTTCTTAAACTGCGCCTGCAACCTTTCCCACTCAGTCTCTGACCATGCGGACGTTGAGCCGGATGGATGATCTGCGCGGAGCATTGCCTGCTTCACTGCTTGAACATTCCAGCCCATCTTCTCGGCACGGGCTTCGTCACGGATCTTCTCGTAAAGCTCATGCAGTTCGTACCTACGACGGCACCCAGCAATGGTGATTCGCTCCTCGGAAGCAAGAGTCTGCCGTGGAATGCAGAAGTCCGACAGCCCGGTTGTCTTCCAGCGCCAGTCGATGGAGTCCTCCCAGTAGCCGATCCCAACGCCGAAGCAGAGCCAGTGATGGATCAGGTTCTGGTAGTTGAAATCAAAACCTTCCCAGCGGCGGAACGTCTTGGTGATTTCCTCTGCCAACGTCTGTTCGTACTCGCGCCTTTGTTCTTCATCCTCGAAATACTGAGCGAGAAGCGGCGTGCGGACAAGGTTCTCCACCGAGTTCACCAAGTCGATCATCCCGGACTTTGTGTACTCAACAATGTTTTCCGCATCACCCCAGTTGAGGTTTGTCATACTCCCCTGCCCGGTAGCGGCAAGGACAGCCTGATCGTGTGGCGGTTCACCATCCAGCATTGCCTGTTGCCGGACACGTTGCGCGGCAGATGCTCTGTCTGCTTGAAGCATCGCACGGTATAGCTCTCGTCCCGTCGATGCGTTTTTGATCCGCTCCTCTGGTGCCGGAGATTCGTCATCCGGGATGTTCTCTAGTAGCAAGTCGGCACGCGAAGAAGTCATTTCTGATTGTAGGCTTAATACGTATCTGAGTAAAGTCAAGCTATTGCAGCCCAGTCCCCTCCTCCATTTGATCTGCTCACCACATCCAGCTTCCGCATTACATCATAGAAATCCTTTTTAGGCAACACTGCCAGCCCGCGTTCTTTGGATCGCCAGTGGAATCTCTCGCGGCAGACTTCAATGCAAAGCATAAGCGAGTCAGCTTTATCGGGTGAACGACCGATGCGGAGCTTCATCTTCGGCTTTGGCTCAACCTCCATTCGTTCACCGTCTGCGCCCTTCACCATGTTGTAGCGGCGAGCTTTCATCTCGGTGCAGAGATCATGGTCTTTGCGGAATCCGGCAAGCTGCCCGCCACGGAAGTATTCAATTCCGACACCCCATAGTTCGGAAACGCGATTCTTGTACTTTTTGTGCGACGGAGTTCTGTCGTTGGAAGATACCGGGCGATCCGTAGCCTTGCCGCCAAAGTTGATTCGCATGAGATCCCTAGACATGAACTGAGTCAGTCGATCAACCGTGCCTGCGCCGCCAGTATTATCGACAGCCACGTTCGCATACCCGACGCCTTCTTGGTCTAGGATCTTCTTCACCTCGGTACAAATCTGATCCGTTCGCGGGTTCAGCTTGTCGGCGGCGTTCTCGTGGATCTGGTAGAACTTCTCAAACTGGAGGCACGTTAATCCGTCCACGCTTTCACCGAACAGACAGATACACAGACTGGTTTTGTCACCACCCGAGGAGAAGGACAAGTCCAGTCCGGCAACCTTCGTTGGCTCACCCTTCCATTTGATCTTCTCTGCCATGAAGGCGTTGAAGTCCGTGTCCGTATAAATCGTATCCTCGGCACCCTGAACAGGGAAGAATCCTCGGTAGAAGCGGTAGAACCGGGCTGAGTTTTCCCCATGCTGGTTGCGGAACCTTTCGATCTTCTCGTAGGTCAGCATGTATTTATAAATACATTCCTGCTCCAGATAGTTTGGAGACTGAAGAACGTCGAAGCGGATGGCTTTCCCGTACTTCGTGTCCCACTCCATCATTGACTCGTCCAAGGAAGACCAACCATCGACGGGCTCGCACATCAGACCGAATGAATCCTCCCGGTCCTTTGGATTGCTCATCGCAATCATCTGGAACCACGGGTTTGAGATCAGGTTGTCGGATGCCTGGAGGACGGCAGGTGAGAGTTCGCAAAGCTCGTCCGCAATCAGGATCACCCGCTCGTTCTTCAACCCGACGAGCTTCTGGACGGCGGAGGCTTCCTGCTTCTGCTCAGCGGCAACCAGCGTGATTGAGGCGGCGTCGTGTGCCGTTGATCCATCCTGCGGCTGGTAGTGGATCATATTCAAGCTGGGCTTGATCTTCCCGAGCTTCTGGTATTTCTCCGGCAGCTTGTTCCAAAGCTGGATGACGGACTTCCAGATCCGCTTCTTGGCCGCGCCGATGGAGGTTGAGGTGACGAGGACCAGGGTATTCTCCGGGTCCGCAATGAAGTTGACGATGGCGATGATGGCTCCCCCGAACGACTTGGACGACGAGGAACATCCGGCGACTGCAAGGAAGTTGTGTTCGCACGACTCCTCCAGCATCTTCTCCAGCCAGGGATTCCACTCCACAATGCTCCTTCCGTCTGAGTTCCAGAGAAGATCAACGCATTCCCGCAGGTGCTGATATTTCCCTGCGCCCCCATCCTCCGGTTTCAGCCCCCGGATGTACGCCGACAGCTCAATATCCAGTCGAGAGTACCCGATCTTGCCGTCCCACCATTCCCCGTAGAGTTCATGGTAGATGTTCCCGTTTTCGTCTTCTCCCCAAGAATCGTAGTCAAACTGCGGAGGCTTCGGAGAAAGCCCTCCTTTTCTCTGAATGATCGGAACTGGCATGGTGGTTCAAGAAAAAGCGCCAGTCCAAGGGTGTCTTGAACTGGCGCTTCGTGATGTCGGCCACGAAATTAGGAAGCCTGCGTAATAGTAATGGCGTCGAAGACGGAGCAGAAGCCGTACACGAACCAACTGGTTCCGTCGCACCGGAGTTCGACGCGGTCGCCAGCAACGGACTTTGATGTGACGAGGGTGACGGTGTCGCCGCCAGAAACTTCAATATCAGAGTCCACCGTGCCGCTGAAGTCGGAGGTATACACCTGCCCCTTGATGATGTTTGCGGAGCCACTGGTGACGATGGTGTAGGAGCCGGAACTTGGGGCGGTCCCGACGATGAACTCAAAGCTCAGCCCCGCTTCCGGGAGAGGAAGGGTTGTCGCAAACCCGGCAGCCAGCTTTAGGAAGATCGTCTTGCCGGAATCAGCAGTCGTCAGCGTGGATGCTGCGATGTTGTTCTGTGTCACGCCGGGCAGCGCACCAACCGTAGGCAGGGCGAGCTTGGTGGGTCCGGTGGTGACGAACTCGACGGGGTTGCCCC